TTCTCCCGGAACAGCATCTTCAGCGCGTGCTGGCTCGGCGGCAGGGCGTTGAGTCGATCGATCGTCTGCTGTTGCTCTAGGGTCAGGGTGTTCACGGCGCAGGGTCTCGATGGTGGACAGCGCCGCTTCGGCGCTGGCGAAGGATTCGGTCAGGACCGGCGCGCTGGTCGGCCCGGTCTTGTCGATGACCAGCAACTGGTTGTCGAAGGTCGTGCCGTACTTGGCGTAGGCCTTGCCGGACAGACCGAGGTTCGCCCGGACAGCATACCGGCCCTGGATGCGGTCCCACCACGCGCGGAACGCAGGACGATCCGCCGCCATGCCGGCGCCGACGATCGCCACCAGCCGGCCGCCCGGCGCCAACCGCTCCAGCGCCTGCTCGACGTGCTGGGCGCCGACGGCCGTCTTGCGATACCCGGCCATGCGGCCCGCCGTCGCGGAGAACGGCGGATTCATCAGGACCACGGTCGGACGGATCGCCTCCGGCAGAATCCGGTCGATGTGTTCGGCGTTCTCCCGGAACACCTGCTCCACACCCAGCGCGCGCAGCAACGCGGCCCGGCGCGGCGCCAGTTCGTTGGCGACGACCGTCGCGCCCGCCGCCTGCGCCATCGCGACCAGATCGCCGGTTCCGGCGGACGGTTCGAGCACGACATCGCCCGCCGACAGGTGTGCCGCGCGCGCCGCCAGGAACGCCAGCGTCGGCGGCGTGCTGAACTGCTGGAACTCCTCCTGCTCGCGAGTGCGCTTGCTCTGGGTCGGCAGGCGCTTCAACAGCGCATCCAGCTCGCCCAGCGTCGCCCGCGCGTCCTGTTCGGTGGCCGGGTTCAGATCACCGACGAGCCCTGCCTTCAGGGCGAGGTTCACGCCGAACTCCAGGGCGTCGTAGGCATCGCGCGGCGAGTACGCGCCCGCCGCCTGGCTGCCGCCGACCTCCACGTTCGCGCGATCGAACAAGGCGCGCGCTTCGATCGACCGTCCCGCGCGCAGCGACTCGGCGACCCAGCGCCCGACGCGGACCAGGGCTCGGTGAAGCGCGTCGGCGGAATCGGGCGCCGTCTCCGTCTCGGTATTCTCCGCGGCCGACGGCGATGGAGCGGTTCCAGGGGCGACCTGGGCCGTGCCATCGGCCGCCGCACGCCCGGCGGCAATATCGACGTTCGCCCACAGGCGATTGCTGCTGTTGGACAAGATCACGATGCCGCCACGCACCGCATAGCGGGCGCCGAAGCGCCCACCGCTGTTGGTCGCGCCCGCCCGCTCGAACAGCGCACGCAGCGTGCGCAGCGCGTGCTCGACCTCGGTGACGTGCGTGAAGCGTGCGGGGAAGTCCACCTGCCCCGCTTCCCCGGCGTCGACCCGCGCGATCAGCGCGTCCACGAAGTCCTTGAGCACCGCCTCGTTGTTCGTAGGCGCGGCGATCTCCTGCGTCGTGCGCGACGCGGCCGGCGTGGATGCCGGTTCAGTCGTATCGGCCTCGACAGACGGACGATCCTCGCCCGCGGCGTCCGTCGTGGACGGCACCTCGGGTTCGACCTTCGTCCACCGCTCCGACCACGGCACCTCGCGGCGATGCTCGATTCGGCCCTTATGATTGACGGTGATGGTCCTCCCGCCCTCCAGCCGCACCCACGGGAACCCGGATTTTGCGTACAGCACGCCGCGCGCGGTCTCGGTCGTCCCAAGCACCAGCGCTATGGACGTCGCCTGCACGCGATCCCCGATCGCCAGGCCCGCCGCCGCCAGCGCCTGCATCCGGCGCCCGCGATGCCCATCGTTCGAGACCTGTGCCAGGCGTTGCAGGGTCGGGAACAACCGGCCGTACTCCTCGGTAGCACGGTACGGCTGGAGCCCCCCGAACGCGCGCGCGCGGCGTTCCAGCCACTGGCGGGCCTCGACGTAGGTCGCGAACTCGGGGAACGTCTCCACCGGGGTGCGCTGCTCCGCTGCACGCTGCGCGCGACGCTCGGCATCGCGGGCCTGCTCCGTCGCCAGATCCGTCCCGGCCCAGCGATAGATCGCCTCCTCCGTCGCCCCCCGCCCGCGCGGCAACGCAATCCCGGTCGCAGCAGTGAATACCGCGCGGCTCGCGGGATTGGTCTTCGCATCGCCGAGGTTGCGCGCGACCAGCCCGCGCCCATCGCGACGTTCGATCAGGTCGATCAGCTCGTCCGCGCTGCGGCGGTAGAAGTCGCTCTCCGGATCGGTCACGTCCGGGAACTTGCGGCGCATGGTCTCGACGAACACGCGGCGCAACGCCGCACGCTCCTGCGCTGGCGCATCGCCTTCCGAATCCACCTGCGCTGCCGCAACCGGGACCGCGTCCACCGCGGGCGTCGCCTCCGCTTCGACCATCGCTGCATCACCCGCAGCCGGCGCTGGGACCTCGGTGTCTCGACGCATGGCCTCATCGGCTGCCGTCTCCGCATTGAGGGCATCGACCTCCATCGCGGCCTGCCGCGCCTGTTCGATCTGCGCCTGCATCCGCATGCGGGACGCCTGTTCGGCCGGATCGACAGCGCCGGGTACGGGAGATTGCGCCGCCTGCGCCTTGCGCTGCTCGCGCACGCGGTCGATCAACGGGTTCATCCGTGTCGCGGACAGGCCGGGATAGGCGGTTGCGACGAAGCGGCGCACATCGCCGCGCGTCGGGGCCTTCTCGCCCTGCCAGCCATCGAGGAAGCCGTGGATCGCCGTCATCACCGCCTCCGGCGCGGGCGGCGGGTTCAGCACTTCCCCGGTGTCCGGGTCGACGCCGGCGGGCACTGCAGAGGGTGCCGCAGGCGCAGGCGTCGTCGTGGGCGGCGCTGGGGGCGCCGTCGCTACGGGCGCCGTGGCCGCAGGCACGTCCATCGCTGCCGGACTTCCCGGAGCTTCCGCGGCTGGCGGCGCCGTCGTCGGCGCGGCGGCGGGCACCGTCGGCGCCGACCCCGGCACGAATCCGCCTGCGGCGCCGAACACACCGCCGCCGATCGCGCCGGCCGCGAAACTGTCGAGGTACTCGGTCAACGCCTCGCCATCCGTCAGCGACTGCGCTGCCCCGAATCGCTGCGCCGCCTGCTGCACTGCTTCGGTCGTCCCTTCGGTCAGCGCGTTCTTGCCGAAACCCGTCGCCACGCGGCGCACAAGGCCGCCCGTCCCGCCCACGCCCTTCAACAGCGTGTCGGCCAACACCTTGTCGCCGAAAGTTTCCGCGGCACCGTAGACCACGCCGCCGGCCAGCACGCGCGTCAGGTCGATGTCCTCGCCGGTCTGCTGCGCCTGGCCGTAAGCGGCGTTGTAGGTATCGCCCAGGCCGCGCGCCGTCGCGCCGGTCGCGAGCGCGCCGACGCTGCCGATCTCCCGTTGCAGCGTGCGGGTCAGGAACTGCTGGCCCAGCGCCGCCGCTTCGCGTTTGGCGATGTCCTCCGCCGTGCCTGCTGCGATCCGTTTCGCCGCATGCTCGGCGACCAGCGCCGCCGTGCGCTCGCGCAGTTCCTTCTTGATCGCAGTCTTGCCCAGAAGGCCCGCCACCGCACCGGTGAGGTTGCCGACGACTGGCACCTCCGACCCCGCCGCCGCACCGGCCGCTGCCGTCACCAGCGATTCGACCACGCTCGGCAGCATCTGGCCGACGTTGTACTGCGCCCAGTCGAGCAGGTTGCCGGTCGTCCCCAGTACGCCATCGCCGCTGCCCCAGGCGCTGCTGAGGCTGTCGGTCGGCTTGGCGCTCGCGCCCATCTCCTGATTCAGCGCCTGCGCACGCTGCGCCCAGTCGCGCGCGGTCTCGTCGGCGCCGACCACATCAGCCGCGAGCGCGCCGAGACCATAGACCGATGCCTTCGTGCCCGGCCAGTAGCTCTTGATGCCGCGCATGAAGTCGCCGTCGTCGCCGGCCGCCGCCGGTGCCGGGTCCGGATTGCTGGCGCGGAACGCGGCCTGCATCTGCGCGAGGTCGGTGCCGGTCAGGCGCGCGACTTCCGGCAGCGCGACGGTCGCGTACTCGTCACGGATCGCGCGCTGCCGCTCGGGCGGCGCAGCGTCGTAGCCGGTGCGCGCGCGCACCTTGCCCCAGTGGTACTGGTCGATCACGGCCGGCGTGAACACGGGCGCGGGCGCCTTGTGAGCGCCGTAGGCGACGTTCATCCAGTCGGGGACGGACGGATTCCAGGAGCGCGGCGCGAGCGGGTTGTAGGGGTCGGTTGCCATTAGCGCAGCATCCTGAGCAGGGTTTCGAGGGGCGTCGGTTCGTCCAGGGCGGCGTTCGTCGGGTCGGGCATCGGCACTGTCGGATCGAAGGCCGGCGTCGTCGGCGCGGATGCCTCCGGCCTCAGTGCCGGACCCGGCAGGACGTAGGCCGCCGAAGGCGGTGGCGACGGCGGCATCCGTAGGGATGGCGCGGGCGGGATGGCGGGGCGCCAGACCGGCGTCGGCAGTGCGACGGACATCGAGGCGTCGGCCGCCGGCCTGAATGGGGCATACGCCGCCATGCGTTCAGGCGCGGGGACGGCCGTGGGTGCGGAAGTCGATCCGAAGGCCGCAGGGGCGCCGCCACGTCGCGCGAACGCCGCCAGCACCTGCGCCTTGGTCTTGCCGTGCAGATGCGGGTTGTCGCGGTAGGCACGCGCCGACATCAGCGACCGCATCGGCGTGTCGTCCGTCGCCGCAAGAATCTTCCGCGCGCCGGTCGCGCCGAAGTGGTGCGCCAGGTACAGGTTGCCCGGCGTCGCGGCGTAGCCGGCACTCGCCAACTGCTGCGCGCTGTCCTGGTCGTACAACGCGACCATCCGGTCGGAGATCGCGCCGTCGCGGCGCTTATCGAGGATCTGCGCGGCCGTCAGTCCGTGCGCCCACGCCGGCTGGTGGCGCTTGACGAGCCCGAGCCAGGTCGATTCGAGGAACTGATGCTTCCCCAGCGCACCCGAACGCGGGTTGTAGGCGTTGTCGTCGCCGCCGGACTCCAGGCGGTTGCGAAACGCATCGTAGGCGGCGTCGGTCATGGCCGGTACGGTCCCGTGTACGGCGCCGCGCCATACGACGGCAACGTGATGCCGTAATCGGTCGTGGTCTGCGGAACGGCCGGGTGCGGCGTGCGCCGCTGGCGTTCGCGGTCGTCTTCCTGCTGGGCGCGCTGGTAGACGGTGCGCGCATCGAGCAGCGCACGCCGCGCTTGCGCCTCGGCCTGCGCGTAGCGCTCCACCGCGACACGTCGATCGACGCCCCGACCGGTGCGCGTGAAGCGCGCCTGGGAGTCCTGCGCTTCCTTGAGCTGGCGCTCGGCGTTGCGCCAGCGCTCCGCCGCATCGCGATAGGTCTCCAGTGCATCGGCGGTGCGCGGCTGCTGACGCGGACGATGGATCGTGCCGGTCGCGGGGTCGATCTGGAGATCGGCGCTGGCCGCGTTGCCCGCGCCTGCGGGCGGTGTTGCGGGTGACGGCGCGGGCGCAGCGGCAGAGCGCACGGGTCGTGGCTCCGCGGGCACGGCTGCGGGCGCCGGCGGCGGCACAGGCGCGGGTGCGGCTCCACCCGCACGCGCACCGAAGCCGAGCGCATCGAACGACGGCGCGGGTGTCGTCGCCCCGCCACCGAACAGCGCGCTAAGCGCGCGCGTCGCGGCGTCGCGCTGCTGTTGCAGCGAGGCCCGCTCCGCGTCGTCGAAGGCGCTGACCAGCGCCTTGTCGAGCGTCTGGATGCGGTGTTCGAGGACGGTCTTCTGGCTCTCCTGCGCAGGCGTGAGCGTGGTACTGCCACGCGTGGCGGCATCGGTGTAGTGCTGCAGCGGGGTCGGCTGCTGTGCGGTGAGGGTTTGCAACAACGCGGCAGCCGAGGCCGCCGGCATCGTCGGATAGGCGTGGCCCTGCGCATCGGTGTAGGTGATTTGCCCGGCGGCATCCTTCGCGACCTGGCCGAGCCCGGCTGTGCGCAGCAACGCATTGGCCGTATCGATGTTGCCGGCGAGCAGCGCGGAGCTGGCGTTGGCGTACAGGCCGCTGGCGTAGGGAGCGCCATACTGCCCGGCGACGCCCTGCGCGCCCGGCCACGCGCCCGCCGCCCGCTGCGCCGCCTGTGCCGCTTGCAGCGGATCGGCGCGCGAGCCGGCGGCATCGCGCGCAGCGGCGTCGGCGACCGGGTTCTGGTAGCGCATGTCCTCCGCGGCGTCGCGGGCACGCTGGTTGTCGGGCGTCCAGGCACGGCCCAGCGCATCGAGCGCGAGGCGGTTCTGTTCGTGGCCCAGTTGGTAGGCCGAGCCCTGCATCCGTTCCTGTGCCGGCAGCAACCGGCCCTGCATCTGCGCCTGGTCGGTATCGAGCCGCCACAGCGCGCCTTGCCGGGTCTCGTAGGCGGGTAGCAGGCGGGTGTCCGCTTCCGCGCGGCGCGCGCCGTAGACGTTGCCGGCGTTGGTCCGGTCCAGCGTCGTCTGGTGGGTGTTGAACGCCAGGTCACTCGCCAGCCCGAGCGTGAAGGCGCGTTGTCGCGCCTCTGCCTGTCGCGCCGACGCCTCGTCGAGCTGCTGCAACCACTGTGCGGAACTGGCGCTGGCGCGATCGAGGATCGCGAGCGGATCGGGCATTGCCATGCGGGGCCTCGTTACGCGAAGGGCGCCATGCGCGCGGCGAGTCCGCGGGCGTCGCGCAGGTTGAGCAAGGTGTCGTCGTCGGGCGCCTCGCCCCCGAACCCGCCGGCCAGTCCGGGCAGGCCGTGGGCGAGCATCGCCGTCCCCATGCCGAACGATTGGAGGCTGTTCGCCCGCGACTGCTGCATCAGGTACCCCGAGAAGCGCCCGAAACTCGCCTGCAGCGCGCCGTAGTAGCCGCTCATGCCGCCCAGCAGCCCTTCGTTCGCGGCGCCGATCGCGGCCGTCGCCGCACGCATGTCGCCGGTCGCACTCGCCTGCAAGCTGCGGCCGATGTTGAACATCTGCAATTTGCGATTGAACTGCACGTCGTCGCGACGCCACGCCTGCAACTCCTCGTAGCGCCAGGCGTGGTTCACGGCATCGACTTCGGTGCGCGCCCACTCGGTGTGGACCTCGCGCAGCAAGTTCGCGTTGGCGCCAGCGCAGTAGCGCGTGAGCTTGCGGTTCAGTCCGGTGATCGCCTTGCCGAAGGCACGCGCGGCGTCGTTGCGGGCACGCCCCATGTGCAACTCGTACTGCGGGACGTAGCGCGGGTCGGCGGCGACCTGCGCCATCGTCGCGTCTTCGACCGGCGCGAAGATCGTGGTGTAGCGGCAATACTCCTTCTCGGCCATCACCAATTGGCGATTGGCGAGCGCCGCCTGGTCGTTGGCGATCGAGCGCACCAGATCGCGCTGCTTGCTCGCGATGTAGTTGTCGATGGCGATCTGGATCGCGATCTGGCCGATGGCCTTCACGCCCACACTGTCGAGCTGCTGCTTGTAGGCGAGTTCCGCGAGGTAGCGGTCGCGGCCGGTGGCCGGGTTCGGGGTGACGTGGATTGAGGGCTGGGCGAGGTACGCCAGCAGCGCGCCGAGGCCCGCGCCGACGATCGTGCTCGTCACCTGGCTGTTGCCGTCCGGATCGCCCGGCACCACTTCGACGTTACCGGTGTCGCAGTTGTAGCGCGGCAGGGTCTGCCCGAAGCCGGCATAGTCGTCATCGTTGAGCATCCAGCCGAGCAGTCCGCCGATGCCCGCACCGGCGAGGATCGTCCCCCATGAGATCGTGCCGGGCAGCATGGTCGGCAGCGTCGGGTTGTAGATGACCTCGCGGATCTGCTGGTTGATGTCCTGTCGCTGGTTCGACTCGGCGTTGATCCAGGCGTTGACGGCGGAGGTGTTGTCGTTCTGGACGAGGTTGCGATGCTGGAGCATCGACATGTACGCCGCGTCCATGAACGACGCGCCACCCCAGTTGGTGACGAGGACCGCGGTCGCCATTAGCCGATCTTCTTGCTATAGGCCGAAGTCGCGGCGCGAAAGCCGATCAGCATCGGCATGCCGCAGCCGGGCGCGAGTTCCACGCGAAGTTGGGTCGCCTGACGCTCCTTGGCCCAGACCTCGAAGTCGGCGACGAGTTCGGTCGCGGTCGTTGCGGTGACGCCCTCGCCCGCCGCGTCGATCATCAGCAGTGGCGCGTGCGCCTGCACCTCGCCATCGAGCGGCGCAAGGGCGTTGTAGCCCATCAGCACTCCGACCGGGACGCCGGCGTCGTTGATCGCGGCCCCGACGTACATCGAGATGCCGCCCGCACCGGCCAGCACCGGCACCAGGGCGCGGACGATGCCAGCCTCGCTCGGTGTTGCCTCCGGGTCCAGCGCCAGCACGTAGCGGCGGACCAGCGCGACCAGGGCGTCGGCCATGCTCAGGGGGATGTCGTTGTTGCGTTTGATCTGCATGGAAGCTCCAGAAATGAAAAACCCCGCCGGAGCGGGGTTTTTGTGAAAACGAAAGCCACGAATTACTAGTCTTCAGGACTGATAAATCTATCCGATGTTGGATAAGGCGCAATCGCTAGATAGTTTGCAACCTCAAGAGCAATCTGATCTTGTGTCTCGCTTCTTTGTTTGCACTTCGCTGCCCATGCACGGCCAGGATGCAATACATCCCATCGCGGGCAAAGACCCTGATAGCGACCAGCTCCAGGATCGTGATTTCCGAACCCATCTACGACGGTATTCCATAGAGGAGCGTACCTCGCGATCAACAACGACTCTCCCAATGGAATCCAAATGTCATCCACCACTAAGTAGCGGCAATGGAAGTCGTCAATCTTTAGATTCTTGGCAGCCCGGAGACTTTCAACATGCTCCGAAAGTCTGTTGTAAAGCGACCGACCCACTGAAGGATTTGCCAACCCTTTTCTTGCGCCAGCAGACACAGCCTTTCCAATGTAAATCGGGGCCACCGCCCTTCCCTCGTGATTCCTTCGAGAAAGTTCTGCGTATGGACCAAAGTCTCCTGCGTAGTAGATGACATAAACACCCGCCCCGAGAAACTGGGGGATGCTCGACATTGGATGAACCTTGCCTGCTAGAAGTGCCTCCGCAACACTTGCGCCAAGATTCTTCTTGTCGAGGGGATTGAATGGCAAGATGTCCGCCATTTCATGCCGCTCCCTTCGCACGCTTCTTATCACGCGCCAGAGAAAGCATGTCAGATATCAACAATCTTTCGGCAACGCTTGATGCGACCGTTCTCGCGAGCATTACAGGGACAGCATTTCCAAGCTGACGCATTGTTTCCGTCCAAGACCCATGAAATCTGTATCCATCTGGGAACGTCTGAATTCGGGCAGCCTCACGCACGCTGAAATAACGTACAGAGCCATCCTCTTTGACCATCATGTTTTCGCCACCAGGAACACCGTGATCTCCTGCCTTCAACGTCTTGGCCGGCAAATCCAAGGCACTCCCAGTGTGGCCAGGATAGGGCTTCGCGCCCGCCTGGAATTTATGATTCCAATAGCTCTTGGCCGCTTTGGATGTCGGCTCTGGAAGGCCAACGAGGGCATCCCTAGTTGTTTGCCAAGGCAAACGAATATCCTTTTCGGAAGTCAATTGACGTATGCGTGACACGTGTTTCTGCGGAATGCCAGGGCGATTCTTTGTCTGTATGCCATGCCGATCCCAATACTCACCAGAAACCCACTGCTGATACAGCAAGGCGTCAAAGCTGTGAGTTTCTTCTGGGAATGACCACTGAATTCCCAAATCAGACCTGAAGCCCACAATGAAGACGCGCTCTCTTTTCTGTGGAACGCCAAAATTTGCAGCATTTACCAACGTAGGAACCACATTGTACGTGAGGCCGCTTCCATGAAGCCGGCCGGACGTCTTCTCTTTCTGAAGGCGTTGAAGGTGCGCAAACCAATCTTCTTTCTTCTTACGAGGTACCTCTGGAAATTCCAGCTGCAACAGAATGTACTGGTAGTAATTTGCAAATGCAGTTCTGGTAAGTCCCTTGACGTTCTCGACGATGAAGGCGCGCGGCCTAAGTTTCCTGACGATCTCGACAGTCGCCGGAAACATATCGCGTGAATCGTCATATGCGCGGTGTTTACCGCCCATTGAAAAAGGTTGGCAAGGGGGACCGCCCGCAACGAGATCGACTTGATCCGACAAATCCGACCAATCGAAAGCGCGCACATCCCCTTCAAATACCGTCCAGTCTGAGACGAGAGGGTAGCCAAGACGCCCGTTCTCCCTGAGGGTGTCGCAAGCCCATTTGTCCCATTCGAGTACAGCAAGCGGCTTGAACCCTGCCAGCCCGACGCCCATCGCAAGACCACCGGCACCGGCAAACAACTCCACAGACTTCATACAGCCTCCCACATCCCGCTCGTAACCCATTGATGCAAAAAGGGCCAAGCGCGTTCGCGCCCAGCCTCACGTCAGAACAGAAGCATAGCGATTGCCGAGCAAGGCTGGCAATCGCGGAAATGCTGTCAGCAAGGGCCGTGCCCAACGGCCGTCCGAGTTGGGCGGCCAATGGCCCCGGACCTGACGGAAGCCACATTAGCGATTCGCAGGGCAACATTGCATCGGTCTTTGCCTCGCCACCCTGTCAGGGTTTTACTACCCCGCCGCCAGTTCGGCAATGCTGCTCGCGATGTGGAGTTCGCGCAGTGCGTCCTTGTCGGGCGATTCCGGCCGTTCGACCTCAATCTCGAACGCCAGATGCCGACTCAGGTGCGGCAACCGGAACAGGTTGGAGTGCCGTAGCTCACGCTCGAACCGCAGCCTGTCGTCGGTCCAAAGCCGGAACGTGGTTGCCGGGGCCGCCTCTGCCCAGTCACCACGGAACGGGTAAGCGTCCCAGACCACCTTCGCTGCCGCCCAGTTCATGTGCCCCGGTGTGACCGTGCAGCGGGTCCGGTAGCGCAGTGGTAGGTAGCTGGGGCCGGCGTTCCACTGACCGATGCCGGCAGGCAACGCCAGGAACAGCGCATCGGTGCGGCTGCGGTGCAGCGCAGTCGGCCGCAGCGACAGCGCGATCAGGCCCAACTGCCGGCCGGGATAGGCCGTATCGGTCAGGTCGAGCATCCAGCCGCTGTTCGCGGTGAACCCGAACCACACGCCATCGAGGACGGCGGCGATCATGGTCTCCGGTCGCAGTGCCGCGAAATCATCCTCGCCCCAGTACGCCTGGCTGACGCGCTGGCACTGACGGCCGGACAGCAGCACCAGCCCGTCGCGGCCGGCGTAGAGCGCGCCGCCGCTGGGCGTCGTCGTCATCGACCGGCGGGCCACGCAGGGCATGGGTTCGGGCATCCGGAACACCTCGCGTCGTCCGAGTTCGTCCGCCTGCGGCGCGATCCAGTACGGGTGCCCATCCGTGGCCACGTACAGCCCGCCATCGGTCCAGGCCAGCGCGACGATGGTGTCGTCCAAGTGCAAGCGGTAGGCATCCGGCCACGCATGGAACTGGTGCGGCTCGCAGATCCACAGGTCGCGGCCCACAGCACCGGCCAGCTGCGTGCCGTTCGGTTCGGCGACCAGGTGCGTCAGCCCCTCTGGCGGCGGTGCGAACCGCATCGTCGTCAGCGGCTCGCCCAGATCGAGGTTCGGCAGGGCGTCGTTGACGCCGTCGACAGCAGCCGGGAACTCGCCGACGAGGTGGAAGTCCTCCATGCGCGGCAGGCCGACCTGTTCGGCGCCCGCGTCGCTGGCGGTCAAGCGGTACAGCCGTACCGACTGCACATCCCAACCGCCCACGGGGGCGCTGTCCCACTGCACCAGAACGGCGGCGCCGTCGTCGATCCCGAAACGCGCGCTCGGCAGCGACGGCGGACCTTCGTTGCCGAACCGATCCACGTAGGTGACGACATACGCGCGGCACTCGCTGCGCTGGTCGTTCGGTCCGGCCCAGCCCGGCGGTGCGCTGGGGGTCACGATCGGCGGCGTCGGTACGGGCAGACCCAACCGCCACCAGCGACCGGCTACGGCGTCAGCCGCATCCGCCCAGACCGGGAAGCGCAGATCCTCGCCGACCGCTATCACGCGCGGGCATCCAGGCAGACCGGACACCAGATCATCGACGCTGGGCATGACGATCCAGCCTGCGTCCGTGTGGAATATCGTGCGATGCGGTGCGCCGCGCGGATCGACCGGAAGCGGCGTGCGGTACGCCTCGATGGTGCCATGCCACAGGTTCACGTTCTCGGCCCAGATCGCTTCGTTACCCTGTAGCAGCGTGCGCTGGACACGGGGACGCATCCCCGCGAAATTAGAGAATCTGAGGGAAGGCATCAGAATTGGGGCCCAGAGGCTATGCAAGAGGCGGCTTACGGCCAAAAGCAGCCAGTCGTTCAGAGTCAAGAGCAGACTTCACGAATCCAATCTCCGCGCCTCAAGAATAGCGTGCTAGGCGATACTGCGCGATCCGAAAACCTCTACGCTTCACCGATTGGAGGCCGACGATGGGACTAGGCGTGAAGCAGCGATATGAGGGCGTGAACGGCGAAGTTCTGCCGAAGATTGTGCCGTCTCCGGTCGAGCATGTGCTGCAACGGCATCGCGACGTATGGGTGCCGATCAAGGCCTATCCATACTTGGCTGTCGACACCGAAAGGGTCGATGCCCACTGTCAGGGCATAGGCGAGTTTGCGGTGTTCGCGAGCGGTCGCCTGATGCAGAACATCCGCCCCGAAGAAGGCAGCAGCCGGTTGATCTCAAGGATGATGGGCGGCGGCGTCGATGCTGGGATGTCCCCCGACGCGCAGATAGTCGTCGAGGGCATGGCCAATCCGCAAGCAAATTGGGGCATGAACTTTAACGACACGTTCGCCATCGGCATGCATCCGTTCGCGGCGCTTCAAACGCACTACATCTACATCGACGGAAACGGCAGCTACCAGCGGAAGTTTGCCGAGTTGGTGATAGTCGACGGGCATAGCCGGCCGCGGTGCGCGTTCGTCGACTTCGACCCGCTGGCGGAGATGGCACTGACTTTCCATCTCGAGTACATCAACGGGCCGCGTGACCAGCCTCGCGACATCGTTCGGCTTGCCGCGCTGCTCGATGCGATGTTCGTGGAGAACGGGAAGATCCTTGCCGCGGCCACGGCGCACCACCGTGAGCGCGCGCCGCTGGAAAAGCCGTTCGACTATGTGGCTCCGACGCTGACCCGCTACGGTCGCCTGACCCACGGCGCCGGCGGGCAGCCGCGGATTGAGCTGTCGTTCGCGCTGCTGCACTACGAGAAAGCGTTGCGCGAGTTCGACGCGCTCAAGGTTGCGGTGGCGAAGGAGGATACCGAGGCCGGGTTCGTCCACGGTGTCTACTGCGTGGTTGCGGTGGCGGCCTGCGCCGAGGCCATTGGCAACCGCCTCTCGTTCCTGCAAACCGGCGCGCATCCCGACTACCGCGACAAGCGCCAGCCACTGCAGAAGATCAATGACGCCGGCGCGGCGCTAGCGCAGGCCGCTAGCCGCACGTTCGCGCCGCTCGCGGCTGGACAGCAAACCTACGACGCGCTGGACCGCGTGCGCGAGCTGCGCAATTCGTTCATGCACGCAAAGGAGCGCGACGAGGAAGTCGATCCGGTGGCGCTGACTTCGACTGTGTTCACCGCCGTCGACGAGAACCGCTGCCGCGAATACCTGCGCAACCTCCGCCTGGCCGCCACCCACGTGTTCGACCAGCTCGCGCCCGAACACGCCGCGCCCATCGTCACTCGCGAGAACGTCAACTGGCTCGGCGGAATCGAGGTGCCATAGAGGCTAGCAGTGGGACTGCCTGCTCGGAAATTCTTAGCGCACCCCAATCGTGCAAGAGCCTTATGGCATCGGCAGTGCAGCTAGCTCCACTCCGTATTTTAGTTGCGACAGCCACAAGCCAAACTGCTGCGGCGTGAGGTGGTAGCCCTTCAACACAATGTCGCTCTTTCCGACAAACGCTTCAGCGTTGTCATGCAGCTCCTTCGTGCTCGGAGCCCCCTCGAAGGTGATGCCTACGAAAGCGAACCTGTCGTCGGTGGCGTGCGCAACCAAGACGGGGCCGCCGCTCATGCCGCTGAATCCCCAGCCGTGGTCGGCGGTCAGCGTAGAGCACAGTATGTAGGTGGGTTTTTCCGGCGAGGGAAAATCAGTCGCTAAATTCACCGATACCCTTGGCATCGGTGCCGCCAGCTTGTCTCCGGCCCGGTACTTGTGCGCATCGGGAAAACCGTATGCCAGCCATGTCGATTGTACCGTCGCCCAGTCTGGTTCGGTCCAGGTGTCGAGATCGATTGCCTCGGCGTTTCGATGACTGCGGAACGATGGCCAGATCTCGGTGAGGTCCGCAATTGCGATGTCCGGTCGTTCCGCATTCGCTCTATCCAGTGCGGCGAGTGCGTCGTCGTTTTCGACATCTGCTGAGCCGGGGAAATCTCGGCAACTGTGGAAGGACCATCGATAGGTGCCTTGTGGCGTGTGGTTGCCGAAATGGTAGATGGCCTTGCCGGAGTGAATCGTCGGCACGATGCGCCGGTTGCTCCTGACGCTGGCGCTGAAGAATGCCGACAGGACATGGTGGCAAGTCACAGCATAGAAGCGCGACTCGAACTTCACGAATGTCACCGTGGCGCTCGTTACAGAAGGGTCGTGCCCGCCTTCCAGGAACATTCCGTTGCCAAATAGTGGGGCGCAGAACTGGTGGACCCGTCGATCGATGTCTTCGTCGGTGGCGGCAATGGGGATCATCGGCAGTAAGGCTTCGTCGTGTTCACGGGAGCCAAGAATTCTAATGCCTGCAGCGCTTGGGCCAGCAACTGCTTGATCTTGCGGCGGATGCCGCCGGTGAACGCCAGCCGTTGGCAGCTAGCGGCCAGTCAGGGGCGGCTATCGTGGTGGTGCCGGAAGGTCCACTCCGAGTCGGAAGCTGCCGTCCCCTACTCCGCCCCCATGCCCCTAACCGTCACACCGAACAGGCGCGCCCAACCGTCCTCCCGCACCTTACCCAGATCGTCAGCACCGCCACCTCACACCCGTCCGCGGCCACTCGCCCGAGATACCAACCGGCTGGTGCCTCACGCAGATCGTGGTCGATGACGAAGGTCGCGACACCGCGCACGACGGACTGCGCGATGTAGGTTTTCGAGGGCGCCGGACACAGGTCCGCAGGCCTCTCGTGGCAGGGCCGACACGGCGCCAACGTCGGCGCCAGCTTGCCGCATGCACTGCAATTCGATTCGCCACACCTATCGCAGCCGCCCCAACGTCCTTCGGGGAGATCCTGCGCGCGCGGCCAAGGCGGCAGACAGGGAACGGGACAGGCGGGCGCGGGCAGGCACGGCATTTCGCCCTTGCGCGTGACGGTCAAGGTCACGTTTGTCGCATCGACGGTCGCGCAGTCGCGCATCAGCACGACGGACAGGCGTTCGGTGGTCGGTTCGACGATCAGCGGACGGGCCATGTCTTCCTCCTACACCGCAAAATCGCCACGCTCGGGCACCATCGTTCGCGCCCCGCCCGTGCGCCCGCGCAGGCGCCGCGTGCGGGCGCGCAGGATCGCGGCCTCGAAGCGCTGGCCGTAGACGGCCGCCAGGCGCGGATCGCTGAACGCCTGCCCCGGCAGGAGCAACACATCCGCGAGCGCGCCTTCAACCAGCGCGCGCCCCCACTCCTCGGCGAGCCGCGCATCCAGCCGGCAAGCGTCGTGGCACGGCGCGGCGACGTAACGCACGCGCAGGGTGTCGCAGGCGTCGCCCTCACGATCAATCCAGACCGACACGTCCGGCGTCTCCAACGCCTCCACCCGGAAGCCGCAGCCGGTCTCGATCACATCGCGTCGCGGATCGAGCATGCGGGCATCGGGCCAGCCGCCATCGGGCGTGCGACGGCCGATCGACACCGCGACGACACGGACCACGCGCTCGCAGTCGGACGGCACGACCGGGTAGTCGCGTACTCCGCAGGCCATTGGCAGCACCGCCTCGCGCTCCAGCCAACCGGAGGCTTCGCAGAACCGGATCGCGGCGTCGCGCAGGTAGCTATGCGCCGCGACATCCGGCAGCCCCGGCGCGGCGGCGACCACGCGCGCCAGGAACGGCGCGAAGTCGGTGAAGCCCGGCCCGCAGTTCACGGCTGCGCCCCTTCCGGCGCGCGCCCGGCCTGCGAGACCGCGACCACACGTTCCTTCGCCTCGGACACGCCGAGCATCGCGTAGAAGTGCTGGCGGTGCGCTTCCTGCTTGGCGAAGGACTGTGCCGATTCCATGTCGACGGAGTAGGCCCGGTGCAACATCCACTCGATCAGCGCGTTGTGCATGCGCGCGGGCGTCACCAGCGCGTCATTGCGCGGATCGGCATCGTCCAGGTCCGCGAGCGTGATCGCCGTGGGACACTGCTGGCAGACCAGAGCGACGGTGTAGGTCTGGCCGTCGTCGGGCACCGGCGGATCGACGAAGAACGCCCGCGGGTCCTGCGGCGTGAAGCTGTAGCCGCTGACCCGATACCCCGTCTCGTCGCAGGCCCACATGCAGCCAGTGCCGGCGAAGGCCTGCAGCAGCCCATCGTCCACCTTGCGGGCACGCCCGGCGTCGCCGGAGGAGCCGATGATCTTCTGCAACTGACAGCCGTCCGGCAGCGGCCCCTGACGGGGGCCTGGCACCAGCTCGAACACCTCCGACCGCGCATACAGCTCCGGTCGGTACAGGTAGACCTGCCGCTGCGCATCGTTGAGGTACTCCAGCAGATCGGTCCGCGTCCAGCGGATGTGTTCGTAGCCGGGCTCGGCGTCGTTGAGCAATCGCGCGGCTTCGACGATGAGCGCGGCGGCGGACTCGACCATTACAGCAGCGCCCCGCTCACGCCATCGTCGATACGCTCGTTGCGACGCTTGACGAGGTCGCGCCGGGCCTCGCCGATGCGATTGTCGGCATCCTCGAATCCGCCCTCCAGGCCGGCGGTCGCCACGTCCAGCGGATTGCCGTGGATGTCGGTCTCGATGGTCGGGACGGTCAGGATCGAGCCGACCTTGCGGATGGTCTCGCCGGCGCGCTCGAAGTCTCGACCGTTGGTGGTGTAGCCGGGCGTGAGCCCGGGCAGCAACTCGAACTCGTCGTCGCGCGGATACAAGTGGCCGTGCTCGTCCTGCAAGACCTGCATCTTCTCGCCGGTATGTTCGATGTTGCGGTGGAGGTCCAGCGACGTGTGCGGCTGGGGCGTCTGCGGCATTTGGAAGGGTTGCATGGGATTCCTCGGACATGAAAAAGCCCCGCCGAAGCGGGGCTGTGGGGATGGCGCGACGCGCGATGGGCGCGGCGATCAGTTGCCGGTGTCGGGGTGGAAGATCACCGCCGAGACGGTGAGCCGCAGCTTCGTCGGACCGGCCGCAGGCCAGCCGGCCACGGCCAGCGTCACCGCATCGGCCACGGGCTGCCAGGCGTTGACGACGACGTAATCGCTGCCGAGGACCGAACCGTCGATCGCGGCGGTGAACGCGCCCCGCACGGTGGATGCCTGGAAGGACACGCCGGGCTCGGCCGACTCCACCTTCCAGTAGACCCCGTGGAGGAAGCACCCCGGCGGGATGACGATCGGATAGATCACGTCCTCGCTGCCGATGTCGTGGCAGACCAGGTATTGCTGCAACCCGGGCTGCAACCGGCCCTCGTCGCCGTTGGGGACGACACAGTCGCCGCGCATCGTGTAGCCGGTGTCGACCAGCCCCGGATAGAAGTCCAGCGAGCGCGAGAGGCCGTAGGCGACGTGGAGCTTGTGGCCGGCGGCCTCGGTGTTGACCCGGTCGAGCAGTTCGGTGGTGAGGGCGCCGGCCAGATCGGCCGGCGTCGGACAGGCGGAGCAGCCGTCGTCGATCCAGCCGGCGGCGTTCTGGCCGAACAACGCATCGAACGGGGTCTTGCCGCCGCCGTGGTACAGGTGGTGGTAGGCCATGGAGGTCTCCTCAGTTGAAGCGCACGTAGGCGACGCCGAGCTGTTCGGGGAACAGCGGCTTGTGGCCGAAGATCGATAGGCCCCGGAAGTAGCTGCCGAAGAAGTGCTCGGACTTGATGACGTCCGCATCCGAGAGCTGCTGCACGTAGCCGGTCGCCATGCGTCGGCCGAAGATCACGAAACTGCACTGCGCATTCGCGGTGGTGTCGTAGACCGTGGGCACGAAGTTCGAGCCGAGCAGGCGGAAGCCGGCCGGATCGAGGTTGCGCATGGGCTTGCCGCTAGCATCGACGAGGAAGCTGCGCGGCAGGCCGGTGACGAAGGCATTGGACAGCGGCGAGGTGAACAGCGGTGCGGTCGCGGCGGGCGGCAGGATCATGAACATCTCGCCCGCTTCCCAGACGTTGCTCTCGGCCATCACCTGGTTGCAGCGGGCGAAGAACTCCAGCAGGTTGCCGCCGGTGATCTGGAGCGGGTTGCCGACCGCGCCGAGGTTGACGTTGCGGCTGTTGAGGCCGGCGTTGATGCCTTTGTTGTAGGGCGCGGCATCGCGGATCATCTTGGCGAGGATCGATTTCTCCTGCGCGTAGCCGACCGACCGGCCGCCCGAGGCGATGAGGACGTTCTGCAGTTCGTCCGCGTTGCGGATCTGCTTCACGTCCACCCGGTCGAGCTTGTAGTTCCAGTAGAACCCCTCGTCCACGGTGAGCGTGGTGGTCTCGATCTCCGGGGTGTCGGTCTGGAGCCGGAGGTTCTTCTGGTAGCGGTGGATGCGCGCGACCGGCTCGCGCTGGAAGGTGATCTGGTCGCCGAACTGGCGCAGTTGGCCGGTGTAGCTGGTGGAAGTGATGTCCTTCATCAGCGTTTCGGCATACGAACGCATGAGGAAGCGCGGATAGAAGTGCGGCTGGATCAGCGACCCGCTGTACTGCGGGTAGCCGGTCGCGGCGGGGATGGTCATGGAACGAATCTCCGTGAGTCAGCGTTGGGGAAGCGCTGTCCACGGCCCTCAAGCGAGGGGGCAATGCTGTCGACACCCGCACGATGCGTGCGTGTGCCGGTGATCGATCAGGGATCGACGCGCCCCTCGCGCAGCGCCTGCTGGAAAGCGCGCTCGAACTGCTGAAGCTCCTGGAACGTCTTCTGCCCGCGTTGCCACAACCCCATCATCGATTCCATGTCGCCCGAGCGGAACCGCTGGCCGGCGGCCGGTGCGCCGCCCGCGTGGATGCGGTCGGGCACGGCGAGCGCGTCCAGCGCCGAGGGCGCGGGCGTGCGATCGGAAGGGGATGCCTTGCGCTGCTGGAACGCCTGCACGATCTCGACGATGCCGTCGATGTCGCGGCGGGCGTCCGCCTCCTGCAGCGCCTGGTTGAAGGTCTTGCCGCCGCCGAAGGGGATCGGCTGGAACACGAAGCTGGCCCACTCGCCATCCTGGAACACCGACTGCGCGGCGCCGAGGCGCTGGGCGAGGCGTTCGCGGAAGCCCTGGGCTTCGGTCTGCGTCAGGCGGGTTTCCAGCGGCTTGACCTGTTCGGCGACCTGCTGCTGCAGGCCGTCGACCTTGGTCAAGAGCGCGCGGATGGCCTTGGCGCCGTTCTCGCCGAACTCGAAGGCGAGGTCGTCGTCGCTCAGCTCGCCCAATCCGGGCGCGGCGGCCGGCGCGGCGGCCGGTGTCGCCTGCTTGAGCGCTTCGAGTTCCTGGCCCTGCCGCTGCGTCAGGTCGCGCAGCAGCTGGAGTTCGGCGGTCGTGTCCATCCCATCGCCCTGCCCGCCCCGCGCCTTGAGGGCACGGACTTCTTCGGACAGGCGCGGGACTTCGGCGTCGTACTTGCCCTTCAGGGCGTGATAGCGGGCTTCCCACTTCGCGTCGTCGGCACTCGGTGCGGCGGTGTCCGGGCCGGGAGTGTCCGGATCGGGTCGCCAGTGTTCGAGGTTGACGTACTGCGCATCGGACGCATCCAGGGCGGCCGGCGAAGCCGGTGTCGCAACGGGTGCGGGCGCAGCGGGTGCGGGTTGGGTTCCAGGGGCCGGGGTCGGCGGCGACGGGGCTGCGCCCGGTGCCGCGGCATCGGCCTGCTGTTGCAGTTGTTCAAGCGAGAAAAAATCGGACATGGGAACCTCGGGAGCGGAGCCGCGGCGGTGCCGCACGGCGTCGCGCCGGAGCCGGGACACGCGGCTGGCCTGCCGGTGTCGTCGGTGTTCCGGGGCGACACCCGTGCGGGCGTCGTCGGTATTCCTGGGAGGAAGGAACCCGGCTTGCGCCGGGAGTCACTACAGCAGCGGGCCTTGCGGCGCCGCGGCGGTGGTGTGGGGCGCGCTGTCGGCGGAGGCCGCCAGTGCGTAGATCTGTCGGATGGCGCGCGCCGCGCCCTGCTGGCGCAGCATGTCGTGGAGGTCTTCCATGCCGACGAGCCGGTCGGCGGCGTCCTGGTCGAGTTGCGCGAGGTAGCCGACGAAGACGCGCCAGGCATTCGGGTTCGCGGACAGCGAACGCACCGCATCGCGCACGCGCATCAATTCGCGCTGGGGATCGCGGCTCATGCCAGCGCCTGCGTCACGCCGTTGCGGCGCAGGACGATCACGGTCGGCATGTCGATGCCGGGCGCCACGCCTTCGGCCACGAGCCGGTAGCGACCGGGGAGCACGACGGCGAGTTGGGTATTCGCGGCATCGAGCGCGAGCGGCTGGCCGTGGTGGACGACCGGGGCATACAGCGTGGTGTCGCGGAAACCTGTGACCATGTCCACGCGCACGCGCTGGCCGGGCTTGAGATCGAACGCGCAGACCACGGCGGCCGGCGCGATCACCTCGAACTCCGGCGACTCGACCGACTCGGCATCGGGCGAGAGGTACACATCGTCGCGGCGGCCGTTCGCCTGGCCGGCGTAGCCCAGGATGCCGGGCGCGCAGCCCGGCCTGTCGAAAATGCTGGTCACGCCGGCCTCACACGCACTCGACGTTGACGCCGAGCTGCACGTTGTCCACGGTCGCGGTGTCGATGACCACGCCATCGCTGACGCGCCGCAGTTCGAGCGTCGCCGAGACGAACCGGCCGCCGGACACGCCGGAGAGCGTGTACGACCACGCCAGTTGGCGCCCGGCCGCCAGCGACAGCCACGCGCCCACGGCCACGCCGTCGGGGGCATCGCCGCTGGCGACACGCAGTGCGTAGTTCGCCGCTGTCTCGCCCGTGGCGAGCCAGCGCCCGCGATTGCCGGGCGTCACCGGTGCGAGGCTGGACCCTTCCGTCACCAGGCCGTCCTGACCCAGCCCGATGAAATACTGCACGGTGGTCCCCGCGCCGCCGGTGGTGACGAAGCAGCCGCGGCGTGCGCCGTCGAAGGGGAACCCCGTGGTCGTCGTCACGACGACCGGATTGCAGACGCTGTTGGCCATGTCGTTCGCTCCACACTCAAGGACACTGGGCGTTGACGCCCGTGAAGACCTGATAACCGCCATAGGGCTCGTCGACGACGAGCTGCTGGTCGCTGGCGCGGCGGATCTGCACGCGACCGCCGATCGTCGCGCTGGTGCCGCAGGCCAGCGTGCGCGTCCAGGCGCGCGCCGCGCCGAGCGGCAGCCAGACATCCAGCCCATCGGGACCGTCCGACAAGCCACCGCTGACACGGACCTCGAAGCCGGCCGGATTGGCTCCGCTGCTGCCGATCCAGTTGCCGCCATCGCCGGCCGCCGCGCCGCCGATGGCGCCGTTCGGCGCGATCGTCAGGTCGGCGGTGTAGACGCTAGCGTTCGGCGGCGTGCAGTCCAGCGCGAAGCACTGCCCGGCATCGCGCGCCAGCACGTCAGCCGGTAGCCCGGGCGTCGCCGGCAGCAGGAAGCAGACCGTCGCCGTCGTCGCGCCCGCGACGATCTGGCCGGACAGGGTGGTCAGTACCACGCCGCTGGTCGTGCCGTCGAAGCTGGCGCAGACCTGGCCGCCATCGACCACGGCGCCGCTCACGGTCACGACGAACGGGAAACCGCCCACCGGCGCCGGGCCGTTGAGGAACACGGTCCAGCACACCGTATCGCCCGGCGAGACGGCGCCGGGGTGATCGCTGGTGATGTCGATCAACTGCGGCGAGGGCGGCGCTTCATCGTTGTCGAGGATCGCGACGCAGGCGCTGCCGCCCTGGGACAACCGCGGCGCCTCCACGTGCAGGCACAGTTCGCGCGCACCGAGGACGGCACTGTCGTCGAGCGTCGTCACGCACACCTCCACCGCCGCCTGCCCGACCGGGATGACGACGCCGACCGGCGCGGGGTAGCCGCGCAACGCCTGCTCGGAGCCGAACAGGCTCAACGTCAGCGGCAGATCGTGGCCGGCGACGACCGGCGTCACCTCGATCCGCCAGCACGCGGCCTGGCCTTCGACGATGGGCGTCGCCAGCGGCACGACGCCGACCAGCGTGTGCTGCGAATCGCAGCAGGTATTGGCGATGATGCGCGTGCCGCCCGGCCCGACCGTGATCGCGATCCCGGGGCCGGCGACGATGCGATTGAGGAAGATTTGCTGCGCCAGTTCGATCGCTTCGGCCAGTTCCGCGCACGTCGGGATCGCATCGCCGGGCACGTGATCGGCGCCGGCACAGGTCTTGAACACGCGGGCGAAGGACTCGGCAGGGATCGTGTCCGGCGGCAGGGTGTCGCCGGGCGCGAACGGCAAGTGCTGTCCACGTTCGTACTTCAGGGGGCGATGTTCGGGCATGGGAACTCCGTCAGGATTCGACGTGGGACTGCTCGCAACAGGTGTTGGTCAGGAGATAAGTGCCATCCGGCCGCAGGGTGATCGCGATGCCGGTGCCGGCGATGAGCCGGGCCAGCGCCTGCACGAACCCCTGCTCGATCGCGGTGTGCATCTCCGCGCACAGCGGGATCGCCGCGCCGGGCACCTGCACCGCGCCGGCGCAGGTCGCGAACGCCGCCGCGAAGCCGTCGCCCGGCACCGTGTCCACCGGCACCGTGTCGCCGGGCGCGAACGGGCGGTGGCCGCCCGCGTCGTATTGGAGGGGGCGGTGTGCGGCCATGGGTCGTTCCGTCCGTGCGGCGGCGATCAAGGGGTCCCGACTGCGGCGCCGCCGCAATCGACGAAGGCGTAGTACGGCAGCACGTAGCCGCCGATATTCACCCAGCCGATGGGCCGACCCAGCAGGCCATCGCGCCCGCCGTAGAGCGTCGTCGGCAAGGTGTCGTTCTCGCTGGTCGCCGGGGGGTTGGCGCCCGTGATCCCGATGCGCGCGCTGGTCGCCGCGGTGTCGATCGCGTCCTGCATCTCCGTGCAGGTCGGGATGCGGTCGCCTGGCATGTGCGGTTGCCCCGCGCACGTCCGGAACACCGCCGCCACCTGGTCGGTGGTCAGCGCGGCCGGCGTCGGCGTCTCGACCGCGCTGCCGTCCGACAGGGAGATGACCAGCCGGCCATCGGCGGTGAAGGTCACGGCGGTCACGCGCACGCTGGCAGCGGGCGTCGGCAGGCCGTCGATCGCGGCGGTGAGGTCCGCGCACGTCGCCAGCGGGGTCTGCCCCGCCAGCACGGGCGCGCCGTTGCAGTCGGCGCCGATGACCGTGCCCAGCAGTGCGCCGCCGACGATGCGCGCGTCGATCAGGGTCAGATTGCGGACGGTCGTACCGTCGATGTTGATCTCGTCGCAACAGGACATGCGGACTCCTCGTTCAGTGCGTCGCCGGCACCGGCAGCAATGCCCGGTTCGCCAGCGCCTCGGATTCTTCCCAATAGACCACCGTGTCCAGGTCGCCCCGGCACACACGCACGCGGTAGGTGCCCGGGATCGCCAGCACCACCTGGTTGTGGCGCTCGCACAGCACCGTCTTGCAGCCGTCGATCCGGTACGTCGCCCACAGCTCGGGCGCGCTCGGCGGCGCGCAGCAGGCGTCCACCGGGTCCTTGATCCGCGGGTGGATCAGCAGTTCGACCTCGGCGCAGCCGTGGCCGGCGAAGCGCAGGATCACCGGCGCGAACGTCACTTCGACGTTCGGCGCCTCGTCCGCCAGCGTCGGCAGCGCGCCGTAGTACAGGAAGCCCTCACGCGCCATGGCCGGGCTCCTGCGGGGGTTCCTGGGCGATCACTTCCACCAGCGGATCGCGCTCGATCGTGCGCCACAGCGCCCGCACCATCCGCAGCAGCAACTGCCACTTCGCGGCCGACTTCGCCGGGACGAACACGACCGGGTCCTGCCAGTAGAGCGTGCGCCGCTGCGCGCGGTCGCTGACGCCGTCCGGCCGGTAGCCGGCGCTGCGGTTGCCGAAGCGCACGAAGAACGCCTGCGCGTGCGTGTCGATGCGGTGGACGAAGCCGGGGCCGTAGACGATGTCGAACACGGCATCGCCCGGCAGGAGGTCTTCGCCGTCGAGTTTCATGGAGGTCTCTTGTCGGGATCGGAGAGGTGGCTCAGCGGGATCAGAGCCGTGGTTCAGCAGGATCGGAGCGGTGGCATCACAGGGCATCGCCGCGGAGCGCATCGACGACGCTGCCCTGGCGGCCATCCAGCGCCGGCATCGCCGTCGCAGGGGCGGTCGCAGGCGTCGTGCGCGCTCCCGTGCCTTCGCCCGCGTTCGCGGGGTCCAGCGGCGGCGTGCCCGGTGCGTTCATGGGCAGCGCCTTCCCGAAGATCAGGTCCGGGTTGAAGCCTTGCAGGCCCACCCAGTCGCGCAGCAGGTTCACGATGCCCTCGCGCGGCAGCAGACCGCCCTGCGCGAACGGCGTGATCGCCTGCAGCGTCTCCACGGTGCGCGCCTGGCGCATCTCGCGGGCCATGATCCCCTTCGCGCCGCGCGCGACGACGGTCGCATCGGCCTTGAGGCTCGCATCGGGGTTCAGCAGCATGTTCAGCAGGTAGTACGCGGCGATGGTCGGCTCGATCAGATGCTTGTCGAGGTTGCCGATCGCCTGCTTGATGCCGCGCAGCGCGCTGTTGTAGAGCAGGCTCAGGCCGCCCATGGTCGCCGCCGCACCCGTGGCCGGCGTCGTGCCGCCGTAGGCGTAGGCCGGCACGCCGCTGACCTCGTCGGCGAGCTGCCAGTAGGCTTGCAGCACCGCGTTCAACTCCGCCGCGACGCTCGGAATCTTCTCCATGTTGATCGCCCGGCCCTTGCCGGCGCCCTGGGTGTAGAACACGCGGTAGGGCCGCACGAGGTTCGGCGCATCCTCGCTCTCGTCGAGCAGGTCGAGGTTGATCTCGGCGATGGGGCCGGAGGCATAGGCCATGTTCTGCACCAGCCGGCGCGCGGCCGAGTTCACCTGCCGCTGCACGTCGCGCAGGATCTGCCCGAGGCCCTCGCCCCAGAAGCTGCCGGGCAGGCGCGAGAACGACGCGACCTGATACGGCCGCTGCCCGGTCGGGATCGGGTTGAGCAGCGAACGCAGCACCAGGTCGCCCAGCAGCCAGACGTTCGCCTCGTAGTAGGCGTCCGGATCGACCGCGCGTTCGCCGAACACGGCGCTCGGCGGCAGCCCTTCGAGCTGGCACCACTCCAGCAGCACCGCGCCGGGCACCCGGCCCCAGAAGTCCACCACATCAAAGGTGCCGTCATGGCCCGTGGACGAGGCGTTCGAGGCGCCCCAGGCGCCCGCGGTCGCCAGCCCTTCCAACTGCGCGCGCTCGTTCGCCACCGGATCGCTGCAGACGTAGCCGCCGGGGTGCAGCGTCAGCGCCGTGCGGATCGCGCGTTCGGAGAAGTTCGGCAGGCCGATGCAGTCCGACAGCGCCTTGCCGGTCATCGGCATGCGCTCGCACAGGTAGCTGCCGTCCTGCGGATGGGTCGCATCCGGCGCCGGGTACAGGTCGAAGGGCGAGACCCGCTCGACCCGGACCTTCGTGCGCGCCACGATCCGCAGCCGCTCGCCGTCCCACTGCGGCGCCTGCACCCGGCGCACGATGGGCGACTTCAGGACCGCCGCGGGGAACACGGTCAGGTCCTCGATCGCCGCGTCGAACGCCTCGCGCCAGCCGCCCTCCTCCAACTGGTCGGCGATGTGCTTCTCCATCCGCGCGCAGGCCTCGCGCGCCGTCTCCAGCACGATGTCCGCCGCCACGTCTTCGAGTTGCTTGATCCGCGCCTGCACCTGATACGGGGCGAGGTACCGGAGTTCGACGCCGCTGCGCTGCAGCTCCAGCAGGAACGCCTGCCGTGCCGCGAGCTTGCCGGCGTCGGACAGTTCGGGGATGGGGGTTGGCTCCACCGTCCACGGCTTGTCCTCGGCGTTGGCGAGGGTGTCGCGTATCCACGCCTGCGCCGCGCGCATCTTCATGCTCGCCAGCGGCATGTAGACATCGATCCCATCCAGCGCCCGCGCCAGTTCCGGGTCGTACTCGTTGTGACGCATGCGCAGGCAGCGCATCATCGTCTCGTGGACGCTGGCGCCGTTGCGCCAGACGACCGCTTCCTTGTGGCGCTTCGCCCGAGTAAAGGCGTCGCGCACGAACGTGCCCAGGCGCGAGCGCAGGCCGACCGACTGTTCGACCTGGTAGGCGTGCGCGGCCTGCTCCCGCCGCAGCAGGAGGTCGCCTGCGGCGTTGGCGGGGTCCGGGAAGATCACGGGGCATCACCAGGCGAAAGGGGAATCCGACGCCGACGCGCGGCGCACGCTGCCGGGAATCCCCTTCGGGAACACGGCGCCGATGTCGTAGATGCGCGCCAGGCTGTCGAGCATGTCGTCATGGATGCCGGCCGGGAACGTCAGGTATTCCTCGTTGACGAAGCGCTCGATCACGTCCACCGGCTTGCCGTCGTGCAGCGCCTTGGGCAGTGCGCGCGGCAACCACCAGCGGCCGTTCTCGAAATCCGGCTCCAGCCGCTTGATCCGTGCTTCCTTCGACATCTGACCGCCGAGTTCATGGACGGTGAAGCGGTAGTTCTCCGCCTCCATCGCCATCGACAGGTGTTCGATGTCCGCATCCTTGCCGTACTTCTCGTACCCGACCTTGTGCGGCTTCCACTTGCGGTGCATGCGGATCACCAGCGCCGCGCGTTCGCGCAGGCTGAGCTTGTCGCGCACCGCATCGAGCAGGTAATAGCGGCCATCGGTGTTCAGCCCGACCACCACCGCAGCGGTGAAGTCGGACTTCTTCGCCTTGCTGCCGGCCGGATCGACCAGCAGGTAGCGGTTCATGGGCCGGGCGATGGTGATCGGGAGGCTGTCGTACTCTCGGAGCCACGTGCGCTTGAAGAACCCGCCGGTGCCGGCGACCGGGCGCTGCATGTAGAGCGCTTCCCAGTCGCGGGAGCCGCTGGCAATGCGCTTCAACTCCAGCGCCGCCTCGGAGTACCGCTCCGGGCACAGCGCCTGCCCGACCTCACGGCCGAGCGCGTCGCCCTCCAGCGCCAGCGCCGGCAGGTTGATGACCTCCCAGTCCTCGTGTGCATGTTCGCGCAGCAGCCAACCGGCCAGATCGTCCTCGTGCCAGCGGGTGTGCATGAGGATCAGCACCGCGTCTTCGGCGAGGCGCGAGTAGACGACCGAGCGATACCAGTCCTTCACCCGCTCGCGCACCACTTCCGAATCGGCTTCGGCGCGCGACTTGAACGGATCGTCGATGACGAACAGCTTGGACGAGAAGCCCGTGCCGCCACCCATCACCGTCGTGCCGTAATACTGGCCGCCGGCCGTGGTCTGGAAGTCGGTCTTCGCGGTACTGCTGCCGTCGAGCCGGGAGCCGGGGAAGATCGCGCCGTGGATCGACGAGCCGATCAGGTCGCGCACGGCCTTGCCGTTGCGCTCCGCCAGATCGACGCCGTAGCTCGCCGCGATCACCGGCCAGTCCGGGTGCCGGCCCAGTACCCAGGCGGGCAGTTTGCAGCTGATGAGCGCGCTTTTCCCGTGCTGGGGCGGGGCGAACACCATGATTCGGGCGCGTCCGCGGCGGATCGCCGCCTCCAGCCGCCGACACAGGAATTTGTGCCAGGCGTAGGGGATGTACTTGGGATCGACCGCGCAGCAGTAGGCCAGCAGGTTGTCGCGCGCGGCCGTCAGCAGCGCCGCAATCTGCGCGTTACGCGCCGTCGCCGGGCTCGCTGTCATGGGGCAATCCCTCCAGCACCGCCTGCGCGACCCGCTGCAACTGCTCCGGGGTCAACGCCTGCGCGGCGTCGAACACACCCACCGCGCCACCGACCTCGACCTTGCTGCGGTCGGCGTAGGCGGGGCTGAGCTTGGAGGCCCGCCAGCGGAGGTGTTGCGCCAGTTCGCGGGCCTTGCCGAGCGACAGCACGTCGGTCGCCGCCCGAATCCCGGCCTCCGCTTCCTCGTCCCACACCCGGGCCGCGAACCCGGCCGCCTCGCGCGCGCGCGCGGAACGATTAGGTTCCGCCGCCAGCCACAGCGACAGCGCGCCCTGCGTCTTGCCGTAATCCGCGGCGATGACGGTGTAGGTCTCGCCTGCGGCGATGCGCTCGCAGACATCGTCCAGGTCCCAGTCGCGCCTCGCCTGCGTCGTCAGCGGCACCGACTGCGGCGCGCCCTCCGCAGCGGGCAGTGCCTTGCCGCGCGGCTTCGCAGGCGTGCGCTTGCGTTTGCCGCGCGGGTCCTGGCTGGCGTTCACGGCAACGTCGACACCACCATCGCCAGCGCGCCCGCGGCGAACGCGCCGACCACGGCGCCGCGCCAGAACAGGCACACGCCGCAGTCGGTCCACAGCCGTAGCGGCAGCCACGCCAGCACGCGCATCGCGAGGCTCACGCGGGCGTCGTCGGTGTCGGCTGCGGTGGCGTCGGCGGGACGCTCGGCGTCGGAGGCGTCGGAGGCGTCGGAGGCGTCGGAGGCGTCGCCGGCGTCGCCGGCGACGACGGGGGTGGCGGAAGGTGCGGACGCTGAATCGGTCGGCGGCAGGGGGCGCAGGGCATGCGGGTCGTTCCTGGTCATGGTGGGGGCTCTCGATCAAGTGCCAGCGCGGCGATGTTCGTTGTCGTTACCGCGTCGCGTTGGCGGCGGGGATGTGTTCGCGGACCAGCCACGCGCGCACGTCGAAGCTCGGGCACGCCTTGTGCGGCTCCACGTCGCGGTGGCCGATCACGCCGGCCTTCGGGAAGCGTCCCAGCAGGTCCACGACCAGCGCGCGCAGGGCCGCCCACTGGGCCGGCGTGAAGTTGTTCTCGGCCGGCGGACGCGCACCGTGATCGCGTACGCCGCCGACCAGGCAGATCCCGATCGTCCTGCGGTTGTGGCCCTCGACGTGCGCGCCGATCTGCGCCAGCGGGCGCCCGCGCTCCACGGTGCCGTTGCGGCGGATCACGAAGTGATAGCCGATGCGCTTCCAGCCCTGCGCCTTGTGCCAGGTGTCGATCTCGGCGACGCCGATGTCCATGTCCGGCGGGGTAGCGCTGCAGTGCAGGATGAGCGTGTCGATGGGGCGCATGCGAGGTCCAAAGAAAAGGCCCGCTTGCGCGGGCCCTTGGGGAAATGGTGCGGGAGCCGGAGTTGCACCGGCGGCTCGGGTCGATGACACCCGCGAGTTGCTGCTACTCCACCCCGCGATCGCGGTAGCAACTCCGCGTGTAGCCAGAATCCGGATTTTCTGCGGAGGCATCACCTCCGCATATCCATCGCCCTCGCCATCACGCGCGCGGCACGGGGGCGACCTCATCGCAGGTGCGCAGCGCCGCCGCCAGTTCGCGACGCGCCTGCGCCTCCGCATCGGACAGCAGCCGCAACAACCATTCGTACATCGGCCGCCAGGTGCGCCGGTACGATGCCTCGTCCCGGTCGATCCGCGCGGCGCGCGCGCGGTCGGACACCGGCAGCACGCCGCGTCCTTCGCAGGTCTCGCAGGTGATGCGCAACGCCTCCAGCATCATCTCGCCGGCACCACCGCAGTCCGGGCACAAGTTCGGCCGCGCCAGTTCATCCAGCACCGCGCGCCGGATGACGACGTGCATCTCCGGCCGCCACGGCCATACCTGGTCCTTCGCCACCGCCGCCTTCGCGCGCAGGCCCGCGACCCGCACGCGCGTGTCGGTCGACACGCGGTTCGTGCTGAACGCCGCTTCCTCCGCGCAATGCAGTTCGAGCTGCGCGACCTCCAGCACCCGGCGCCGCCGTGCGAACTCCGCGCGCTGCCGCTCGGCGATGGCCTCGTGCAACGCCTCCCGGCTCAGGCGCGCGCCCTCCGGCCACCACAGCGCGCACAGCACTTCACGCCCCAGCCCCGCCGGCACGAACGCCAGCGCCGCCGCCACGTCCTGCGGGGTCAGTTCGCATCCGCCGCCGCTCCCCACCTCCAGGCGGGACGTGGCAGGATTGAGGCGCGCGAGCATCCGCCGCACATCGGTCATGGTGCAATCTCCTGAAAATCATGCTGTATCCGCGCGGCAACGGCGCGCGCATCGATGGGATGTCGGGCCGTCACCGGTGGTCCTCCTGTGCGTACATGCCCCAGCGCGTGCGGGTCTTCGTCGCGCGCCTCGACCGCTGTGGGACAGGGGGGAGCAACGGACCCGACGGATCGTCACAATCATCGATGCGCCCCACGTCCAGGCGACTACGGCCCCAGACGCGCCCGGTCACACCTTCGCGTTGCTTGGCGATATTGAGTTCGATCAGCCCCGGATACTCGCTCTCGCGACCTTCCTGCTCGGCGTAGTAGTCGTCCCGGTAGACGAACACGATCAGATCGGCGTCCTGCTCGATGTTCCCCGACTCACGCAGATCCCGCATGACCGGACGTTTGTTCGGACGCGCCTCGACGCCGCGGTTCAACTGCGCGAGGACGACCACCGGACAGCCCAGTTCCTTGCCCAGCGCCTTCAGGTCGCGCGTGTTGTTGCCGATCTCGACCGTCTCGCGGGTCTTGCCCGGCAATGGCATCAGGAGCAAGTGATCCACGACGATCAGGTCGACGGGCTGGCGCAGATGTTCACGGCGCGCGCGCGCCACGATCTGCTCGCAGGTCAACGCCGGCGTGTCGTCGATCATCAGGCCGGCGCCGCGCATGCGTCGCACGCCTTCAGCCACGCGCGCCCAATACGTCTCGCTCTCGGGCGTGTCGTCGGCCGGATGCCGCAGCCACTGCAAGGGCACGTCCATGATCGACGCGACGCAGCGGTTGAAGATGCTGATGTCGGTCATTTCGAGATTGAAGAACAGCACGCGCTTGCCGCTCAGAGCATTGGCGGTCGCCACGTTGATCGCAACCGCGCTCTTGCCCATGCCCGGCCTGCCGGCGAGGATGATCAGATCGCCCGGCATCAGCCCGCCGGTCAGCGTGTTGAACTTCGCCCAGGGCGTCGGCAGGCCGCAGAGGCTGCCCCGGCTCTCGTAACGGCGCTGCAGGTCCGCGAACCAGCGCTGCGCCACCTCAGGCATGGCCTTCACCCCACCGGCGCGCGGGCTCCCCGCGAGGCGCGCGATGGCATGCTGCGCTTCGGCGATCAGGTCGCGCGTGTCCCGGCCTCCGGGCTGAAAGCCTGCGTTGACGATGATCGTCCCCAGATCGATCAACTGCCGCAGCCTGGCCTTGTCGGCGACGATCTCGGCGTAGGCGGTGATGTTGGCGGCCGAGGGCGTGGTGCTGGCCAACTCGACCAGATACGCGCCGCCGGCCACCTGCGCCACCAGCCCCTGCGCCTCGAACCACTCGCCCAGCGTCACCGCGTCGAACGGACACGGCTTCGCGGCCAGTTCGCAGATGCCGCGGTAGATGAGTTGGTGATCGCGCCGATAGAAGTCCTGCGGCTTGATCCAGTCCGCGATCCGCGCCAGCGCGTCCGGCGCGAGCATCAGCCCGCCCAGCACCGCCTGCTCGGCCTCGATCGACTGCGGCGGCAGACACCGCTGTTCTTGCCGGCAGGGGTCGTTGTTGCGGGCACGGGCGATCACTCGCCACGCTCCATGCGATCCATCGCCGCCTCGAAGATCTTCGTGACGACATCCGCGCGCAGCAGGTAGTCGAAGCTCGGCCGCCAGTTCGCGTGCGGCTCCCGGTACGGTCCCGTGCCGTTGTGGAAGTCATCGTCCTGGCATTCGCTGAAGTAGGCCTGCCAGAAACGCAGATCCCGACGTTGCGACGATGCCTGCCACGCCGACCGGATCAAGGTGCGGCGCTTCGGCGTCAGTTCCCGCGCCCGCGGCAGATTCACCATCGTCGCGTTGTAGGCGTCGATGATCCCCTGAAACGGAATCCGGTCGGGTGCGTCGCCCTCGGGCGATGCACAAGAGTTCTTTGCTTTTTCTTGTGTTGGTGTTGGTGTTGGTGGGGTCGGACTGTCGGACTTTGACGGACTTTTGTCGGACTGCGGTCGGACTGTCGGACTGGCGTCGGACTGCTGTCGGACCGTGGTCGGACTGTCGGACTGCGCCCTGCTCCCTTGCGTCGCTTCAGCCGCACCCAGCGCGCGCTGGTGTCCGCTCGGGCGGTGCCTGCGATCCCATTCGCGCTTGTACTCGGCGCGCTCCGCTTCGTTGCGGATGCCGGCGTACTTCGCGTGATTGAGCAAGCGCCAGCCGCCGTCGATCGCCTCGATCCGGCGACCGTCTTCCTCCTGGGTCCGGCTGTAGGGGTCGGGCGCGAAGAACGCGGCGAGCGCCATTTCCGCCTCGGCGAGCGTGACGTTCGCCCGACGCGCGAGCCCGGGGACCGATCCGTACACGCAGCCCTGCGCATTCGCCATCGCCAACAGCGTCACCCACACGATGCGCGTGCTGTAGGGTTCGCCCCACACGGTCGATTCGGTGATGCTCGAAAACAGCTTCGTGTACGTGTCGCTCATCGCGAGGCTTCTCGCATTGAGCGCACCACGGGCAGGGCGTGGCACATCGCGTTCACGGCGTCGCCTCCTGCGGGGCGACCGCTGCACCCACCGGCTCAGTGGTCAGCGATGACGCGAGCGCAAGCAGCGCCGCGCACACGGCGTAGCTCGCACCGCGCGGCTGCCGGCCGGTCTTGATGCGGTGGATCGTGGATTGGGAGCAGCCCGCCTTCTGTGCGAGCCGGGCTTGGGTCCATCCGTCATTGAGCAGGAGGATCGTGGCGTCTTGTGGGGTCATGCCCAAAGGCTATGCGCGATCGGATATTCAAAGCAATGCACGAGTCGCGAAGTTGCAAAAATAATTCACGTATGCATAATCGTGCCATGCCACGACATCGCCAAGCTCCGCCCACCGGTATCGGCCGCAACCTGCGCACCCTCATGGATCGACAGGGGCTCAACGAGACCGCCCTTGCGCGGACGACTGGCGTGCCGCAACCCACCGTCCACCGCCTGCTCAACGCCACCACTAACGACCCGCGCGACAGTACGCTACGCCCCCTGGCCGACTACTTTGGCGTCACGGTCGAGCAGTTGCGCACCAGCCTTCCCAACCCGCTTCCTCCAGCCCCTTCTCCTCAGAAGTCTTTCCGGCATAAGCCCATCCAGGCCTATGAAATCAAGGCCATCGATGGGAGCGATGGCGTCGATCCCGAGGCCGAAGTCCTGGTCGCCGAAGTCGATGTCGTGGTCTCCGGCGGGCATGGCGCCGTCGTCCCTGAATTCGTCGAAACCCGCTATCGCATGGCGTACCAGATCAGCTGGCTGCGCCAGGTCGGCGCCAATCCACGCGATGTGCGCCTGATGAAAGTCACCGGCAACAGCATGGAACGCACGCTTTTCCATGGCGACCGGATCGCGGTCAACATCGCAGACAAGCGGATCGTCGATGGCCGCGTCTACGTTTTCGCCACCGGGGGCACGGACCCGGACATCAAGGTCAAACGGCTCTATCGCACCATCGACGGCCGACTGCGCATCACCAGCGACAATGCGGACAAGACGCAATACCCCGATGAGTACCTCTCCGCAGAAGATGCGGAACAACTCACGATGATCGGTCGCGTGATCGACCGCAGCGGACAAGGCGGGCTGTGACTCCCCAATCGTCCCGACGCTTCCCTACGCTCCGCAGCGCGTGCGCGCGAGCGCTCAAATAATTCATGTTAGAATTATTCGAGAAATTCGTTTTGGTATCATCCTGTCGTTGGCCTTCGGCCAGCAGGCGGGCGGCGCCGTGCTTTTCCTCTGACTGCGCCACCGGCCCTATGGGCCAGCCGCCCTCCTTGAGTTTGGACGCCAAGCACAACCGATTAAGGGGGTGCTTCGAGGGCCGACAGTTCATCGGACATGATCCCAATGACGAATCCACCGCTTTTTCTGACACCCGGTCCATACGGCCAAGTCGCCGAATTGACCGGAGCCCGGACGCGGAAAAGACAGATCCGCACACTCCAACAAAACGGCATACGCCACACATTGAACGCAGCTGGGTGGCCGGTCGTCTCGCTCTCGACAATCGAGAACCCAGGCGGCAAGGCATCTGACGCGACTGCATGGCAATCCAACGCACTGAAATAGTCGGAGCTACACATGGGCAGAAAGCGTTCGAAATTCCATCACTTGCCGCCGCACATGGTGGCGCGCGTGCGCGGCAAGACGACGTACTACTTCTACGACCAACGCCCCAAGAAGCCAGCCGAAATTTCTCTTGGAAAGGTCTATGCTGACGCCCTGCAGAAATGGGCCCAGCTGGAGTGCGATCACCACACGGCGACAGAAATCATCACCTTCAAGGACGCCGCGGATCGCTATCAGCAGCAGGTTATTCCACTGAAGAAGCCAGGAACGCAGCTCGGCAACATCAAAGAGCTTGCGAACCTCCTCAAGTTCTTCGGAGACCCCCCGGCTCCGCTCTCGAAAATTAAACCCGTCAACATCGCGCAATACATCGATTGGCGTACAAAGCGGGGCACCACCGCGCGAGTCAGCGCAAATCGCGAAGTAGCTCTGTTCTCGCATATCTGGAACAAAGCGCGTACATGGGGCTACACCGATCAGGCAAACCCATGCCGCGGCGTCGAACGGCATTCGGAAAAAGGGCGGGACGTTTACATTGAGGACGATGTATTTGCAGCCGTCTGGAAGGTCGCTGACCAACCACTACGAGACGCGCTGGACTTGGCCTACCTGACCGGCCAACGAGTGACCGATACACGCATGATCGACGAGAAAGACATCCGTGATGGCTTCCTGCACATCAAGCAAGGGAAAACCGATGCCAAGCGCCGAATAGAAGTCACCGGAGAATTGCTCCAAGTCATCGAACGGATCAAGGCAAGGAAGCGCAGCTATCAGGTCTATAGCACCCGGCTGCTCGTAAACGAAGACGGCTTTCCTCTTATGAAGGATGCCCTGCGCTATCGTTTCGACCAAGCGCGCGACGCGGCAGGCATCGAAAAAAGTGCATTCCAGTTCCGAGACATTCGGGCAAAAGCGGGCACGGACAAGACCGACTCAACTGGTGACATTCGCCAGGCGCAGAAGCAACTGGGACATGCCTCGCTCACGATGACCGAACACTATGTCCGCAGCAGGCGTGGCGAGAAGGTGACGCCAACAAGGTGAGAATTGCGGAAAAATCTCACCTTTGCGGAAAAAGAGTAGATCCCAAAATCCGCGCAAGTGATTGATTCAAATGGTGGGCCGTGAAGGATTCGAACCTTCGACCAAAAGATTAAAAGTCTTCTGCTCTACCGACTGAGCTAACGGCCCGTGCAGCCGGCGAGGCCGGCCCCGGCGTTGCGCCGAGGGCGGCATTCTAGCCGAATCCGCCGGGAGGGTCAGCCGATGTAGCGGGTCGGGTCGGGCATGCCGGCGGCGGCGAAGCCCTCGGCGCGGAGGCGGCAGGCGTCGCAGTGGCCGCAGGCGCGGCCTTCGGCGTCGGCCTGGTAGCAGGACACGGTCTGGGCGAAATCCACGCCCAGGCGCCGGCCTTCGCGGGCGATGTCGGCCTTGCTCATGCGCATCAGCGGGGCGTGGACGCGGAAGCGCGCGCCCTCGACGCCGGCCTTGGTGGCGAGGTTGGCGAGCGCCTCGAAGCCGGCGACGAACTCGGGACGGCAATCCGGATAACCCGAGTAATCGACGGCGTTCACGCCGCAGAACAGATCGGTGGCGCCCAGCACCTCGGCCCAGCCCAGCGCGACCGACAGCATGATGGTGTTGCGCGCCGGCACGTAGGTCGACGGGATGCCGACGCCGATCTGGTGGCCGTCGGAGTCCACCGGCACGTCGATGCCGTCGTCGGTCAGCGCCGAGCCGCCGAGGCTGCGCAGGTCGACGTGGACGGTCTTGTGCGCGGCCGCGCCCAGCGCCTGCGCGACCCGCGCGGCGGCGTCGAGTTCGGACGTGTGCCGCTGGCCGTAACGCACGCTCAGCGCATGCGCGGCGAAGCCCTGCTCGCGGGCGATCGCGAGGACGACGGCGGAGTCCATGCCTCCGGAGACGAGGACGACGGCGGGTTTCAT